TCGCTACAACCAATCTTGGAAAAGCTAAAGCCTATGTTGATTATGTACTGAGCTATCAAGAGGAACATAACGAAGAACGGATTTTGGCTGCTGAACGCTTTTTGAGGGATTTGGAAAATCCAGCATATGAGCTTGATGAGGATATAGTGGATTTTGCTGTTCACTTCATTGAGAACTCAATTGTTCATCAGCAAGGAGATGACATGTTTGCCATGTCTATCCGTAACAAGCCTTTGATTTTACAACCGTGGCAACATTTCACAGTTGTCAATCTATTTGGGTTCTATCACGCTGGTACGAACGAGCGTAGGTTCAAGGAAGCCTTGATAATGCTGGCACGGAAAAACGGTAAGACTAGTTTTACTGCTGCTATTGCTCTACTTTATCAGATTTTGGATGCCGATAGTGGTTCAAAATGCTATATCGTGGCTAACTCTGTTAAGCAAGCACTGGAAGCTTTTAATTTCATCAAATTCAACGTGGAACGATGGAATGAAAAATCTATTCGCATCAAGGACAACAACCAAGAACACTCTATCACAGCTAATTTTGGAGACGATGGGTCATTCTATATTCAGGCACTAGCTAATGATGAAAGTCGTTTAGACTCTCTCAATGGTAATGTCACGGTCATCGATGAAGCTCATACCATGCGAAATTCTAAAAAGTATGGTCTTATGAAGAAAACAATGTCAGCATACCGAAATAGTATGCTTTTTGTTATCTCAACAGCTGGTGATATTCCTACTGGATTTCTTGCTAACCGCTTGAAATACTGTCAGAAAGTGCTCAAGCAGTTGGTACAGGATGAGGCTTTATTTATCTTTATTTGTAAAGCTAATCAGACAACAGATGGCGATGTTGGGGACTATCTTGATGATAATGTTTTGAAGATGGCAAATCCGTCTTGGGGTGTCACGGTGTCCATGCCAGCTTTGAGAGCTGAAGCTGAACAAGCTATGAATGATCCACAGACTAGAAATGAGTTCTTCAATAAGACTTTAAATGTCTTTACTAACTCGATGAACGCTTATTTCAATCCTGATGAGTTCATTGCTTCAGACAGTCGTTATGATTGGACTTTGGAAGAACTGGCACGTTTACCTATCCAGTGGTATGGTGGTGCTGACTTGTCAAGACTGCATGACTTGACCGCTGCTGCTCTTTATGGTGTCTATCATGATGGCGAGAAAGATATTGATATTTGTATCACACACGCTTTCTTCCCTCGTGTCAATGCTCAAAAGAAAGCCAATGATGACGGGATTCCACTTTTTGGGTGGCAGTCAGATGGTTGGTTGACAATGAGTAATACTCCGACCGTTCTCTATGATGATATCGTTAAATGGTTCATCAAGATGAGAGAGAAAGGTTTCAAGATTGCTGCTGTCGGAATGGATAGGAAGTTCGGTCGCGAGTTCTTGACCAAGATGAAACAAGCTCGGTTTAAGATGATTGACCAACCCCAGCTTTTCTATCTGAAATCAGAGGGATTCAGACGGATTGAGTTTAAAGTCAAGAATAAAGAATTTTATTATCTTCACTCTGATGCTTATGAATATTGTGTAAGTAATGTCAGAGCTATTGAGAAAGTGGATGATGCTGTGCAATATGAAAAATTAGACGGTGACGGTGGTACTGCAAGAATTGACTTGTTCGATGCCAGCGTTTTTGCTTGTATCCAAGCTCTTGCAAATCTTGGTAAGAACCAGGATGTCATGAGCTTCTTCAAGTAGAGAGAAAGGAGGTGAGAAAATGGGGCTTTTAGATAGGATTTTGAAACGAGGTAAAACTCAAAGTGGCACAAATGTCATCACACATTCAGACTTTGGTTTGTTTCTTGATGGTGATGGCTATGTTCCTTTAGCTCGTAATCCTGATGTGATTGCGGCAGTCAATAAGGTTGCTGACATGGTGTCTAACATGACCATTCACTTGATGGAAAATACCGACAAAGGCGACATCCGAATAAAAGACGGATTAGCTCGCAAGATTGATGTAAACCCGTGCGATAATATGACTCGCAAGACTTGGATTTTCAAGATAGTGCGTGACCTATTATTGTTTGGTGATGGTAATTCGGTTCTTCATGTTGAGTATGATCCTGTGAATGATTATATTTTGAACCTGAGACCATTCGCGATGAGTGAAGTTTCTTTCAAAAATGATGAGTTTGGCTATGTCGTGAATTATCGTGGCACTGATTACAATCCAAGTGAAATCGTACACTTTGCAATCAATCCAGATCCAGACAATCCATTTATCGGAACTGGTTATAGACTTGCTCTAAGAGATATCGTTAGAAACTTAAATCTTGCTACTCAAATCAAAAAAGGGTTCATGAGTGGGAAGAACGTTCCAAGTCTAATTGTGAAAGTTGACTCTTCTAGTGGAGACTTAGCAACTCAAGAAGGGCGCGACTTGGTCGCTAAGAAATATCTTAGCACTAGCCAAGCAGGTGAACCGTGGATTGTTCCAGAAGCTCTCATGAGTGTTGAACAGGTAAAACCACTCAGTTTGAAAGATATTGCTATCAATGAATCTGTTGAAATTGATAAAAAAACAGTTGCTGGACTTTTGGGAGTTCCAGCTTTTATTTTGGGAGTTGGAAGTTTCGATAAAGAAGAATACAACAACTTTGTCAATACCACAGTCATGAGCATTGCAACGACAATCACTCAGACCTTAACGAGAGATTTACTAGTTTCAAACAATCGGTATTTCAAACTTAACGCTCGCTCGCTTTATTCTTACGACATTACAGAATTGTCATCAGTAGCACAACAGATGACCAATAGTATGGCAATGCGTAGAAATGAGTGGAGAGACTGGTTAGGAATGCCGCCTGATCCTGATATGGATGAGCTCCTTGCTCTTGAAAACTATATCCCACAAGACAAGCTTGGGGACCAGCAGAAGTTGAAAGGAGGTGAGGAAGAAGATGAACAAACGCAATAGTTATCGCACTGCTCAATTCAAAACACGAGAAGAAACCGAAACTGGTGATTTGATTTTGAGTGGGTACTTTATCAAATTCGATGAAGTTACTGAATTATGGCCAGGTTACTTCGAAGTGATTAAGCGTGAAGGTGTTGAAAAAGCAATTCAAAACGCTGACATCAGAGCATTGTTTAACCATGATGATAGTTTGGTGCTTGGTCGTACTGGAAATGGAACGGTCATTTTGGGAGTTGATGAAATTGGACTCTTTGGGGACATCATTATCAACAAAGAAGACCCGCAAGCCATTGGAGCCTATGCTCGTGTTCAGCGTGGAGATGTTATTGGTTGTAGCTTTGGCTTTATCCCAATTAAAATTAACACAGAAGAACGTGATGATGGTTCGTACCTGGACACTATCTTAGAATTAGAAATATTTGAAGTGAGCCCGTGTACTTTCCCAGCGTATCCACAAACGGAAATTGCTGCACGACAGAAAGACTTTGAAAGTCAACAGCGTGCTAATCGTGAAGCGCTAGACAAGCGCAAAAAAGAAATTAAGGAGAAATTTAATCTATGCATAAATCATTGATTTTGGGCGCTCGTATGCGCAACAAAGCAGATAAGGTAGTAGAGCTTGAACATTCAATCGAGGAATTGAACAAACGATCTGAAATTGAAGCTGCTAAATTGGAACAAGCTGAAACTGATAAAGAAGTTTCAGATGTTGAAAAGAACCTTGAAAAAATCCAAAAAGAATTGGAAGAAAAGGAAGTAGAAAAAGAAAAACTTGAAGCAGAAATCGAAGATTTGAAAAATCAAATCGAAGAACAAAACCGCAAAGCACCAACTTATCCAAACAAAGAAGAACAACGTGGAGGACAAAAATTGGAACAACGTGACGCAATCGCAAAATTCATCCGCACTGGACAAACTCGTGACATCGTAGGATTGAAAACTACTGATTCAGGAAGTGGCGCCCTAATCCCTAAAGAAGTGTTGAAACCACACTTTGTTAACAAAACACGTAATCCACTTTTGGATCTTTTGCAACGTGTGAAAGTTAACAGTGGTTCTGGTAAATATCCAGTTATCAAGAAAACGGATGGTTTAATGGTTTCAGTAGATGAATTGAAATCAAATCCAGAACTCGGAAAACCAGCAATCAGCGACATTGATTATTCAATCAAGACTTACCGTGGATATATCCCTGTGTCACAAGAAATGATTGACGACGCAGACTATGACATTATGTCCATTGTTGAAGACGAAGTGATTAATCAAGGTGAAAACACTGAATTGTCATTAGTTACAACTGTCCTCAAAACAGCTACCCAAGCAGATGCGACTGGATTTGATGGTATTAAAGATATCTACAACAAGAAGCTTAAATCAATTTATAAAGCAAGCATCATTGTAACTAAGTCAATGTTTGCAGCTCTTGACAAAGTCAAAGACAAGAATGGGAACTACATGCTTCAAACTAATGTAGCTTCACCTACTGGCTACTCATTTGGTGGGAAAACAATCTACAAAGTAGAGGACACAGCGTTTGGAAACGAAGGAGAAATGAAATTCTTCATCGGAGATGTAGCTGAGTTCGTAAAAGAGTTTGATCGTCAACAAGTATACGTTAAATGGGTGAACAATGACATTTACGGACAATTACTTGGGCTTTTTGTTCGTTGGGATATTAAGAAAGTAGATGAAGAAGCTGGATTCTTCGGTACTTATACTGACGCAGTCGGATAAGGAGGTGGCTCTTGAGCTATACAGTAATCCGTCCATTTAAGGACTTAAATGATCCTGAACAACATGACTACTCAGTTGGTGACACCTTTCCTCGTGAAGGGCATGAACCAACTGAAACTTTTATCAACGGTCTTTTGAATGGATTAAATAGTGCTGGTTCAATCTTCATTGAGGAAGTCCCAGACAAAAAATCTAAAAAAGAAAAAGATAAACCAGTTGTAGAAGAAGAGCCAATCGTAGAAGAAGAGGAATAAACATGAATGAATTTCAGCTTTTAGAGTTGCTGAAACTCAAGTTAGGTATTTCAACCAAACTGAGAGACAAGCCGCTAGAAAAAATCATTTCAAGTGTCATCACTGAATTGACCGACAATCTCGGTGTTGAGCTTGTCGGTGACCGTGCTGATCATGAAATGTTTATTGTTGACTATGCTGCATATCGTTACGAAGGTGGAGTGGACATGCCACGACACCTTCAGTGGCGATTACATAATTTGCAATTATCATCAAAGAAAGAGGTTAAGAATGTGGAACAATGAAATCACACTGACCTCTAGGAAAATCAAAGGTAAGGACAAGCTCAAACAACCAATCTATGAAGATGTTGAAGTGACAATTTTGTGTCGCAAAAAGAAAGTTACTCGCTCTGAATTTTACCAAGCCAATCAAGCAGGATTAAGACCGAGCTTGGTTGTCGAAGTTCATAATTTTGAATACGATAACCAAGAACATGCCGTTTTTGAAGGTAAAAAATATCGTGTCTTAAAAACCTATCCAATCGATTCTAAAATTTTGGAATTGACTTTATCGGAGAAATTAGAATGAGCATTGACCTCGCTGATTTCATCGCAAAAGAGCTAGCTTCATATTCAACTGAGTTTTCTGAAGAAGTGGAAAAGATTGCTGAAGAGGTAGCAGAGGAAGCAGTACAAGAGTTAAGACAAACGAGTCCGAAACGATACGGAAAATATCGCAAAGGCTGGAAAAAGAAGAAGCTAGCAAATGGCTCTTACGTTGTATTTAATTCTATCGCTAGTCTTACTCACCTACTTGAGAATGGCCACATCCTGCGAGGTGGTGGACGTGTATCTGGCATCATCCACATTAAACCAGTAGAAGAAAAAGCTATCGAGAATTTTGAAAAAAGAATCAAGGAGATTGGCCAATGAAACTTTCAGAGTTTGCTGATATTTTAGAGAAATCAACTTTACCTGTAACTTACCGAGCGTATCAAGAGGGTAATGCCCCTGGTATGCCTTACCTGATTTACTACGAATCTAGTCCAGCAATCAATGCAGCTGACAACACGATTAATCATGAGATTAAGAGTGTGACAGTCGAGCTTGCATTTGAGCGCAAGGATGAAGATTTGGAAGAGCAACTAGAAGAGCTGTGGAAATCCCACGAGCTCTTTTTTGAAGCTCAAGAAGAAACATTTATCGAGACTGAAAGGCTATATGTCAAGCCTTATACAGTCTATCTATATTAAGGAGGAATGACATGCCCGAAAACAAAGTAACGTTTGGTTTAAAAAATGTTCACATTGCACCTGTGAAAACTATTGGAGCAGATGGAGTGATTACTTATGATGAAGTATTCCGATTCCCTGGAGCAATGGACTTGACGCTAGATCCAAAAGGTGATTCTGGAGCAGTTAAAGCAGATGACATTGACTACCATTTCATCAACTCAAACGAAGGATATGACGGAAAACTTAAAGTACCTCACATCATCGAAGCATTTGCAACTAAGATTTTGGGAGAAATCAAAGACTCTCAAACTGGTGTCATGACAGAAAAAGGAGATGCAGAACCAACAGCATTCGCTATTATGTTTGAATTCTCTGGTGACAAGAACAAGACTCGTCACGTTCTTTACTACTGCTCAGCAAGTCGCCCATCAAATGGATCATCAACTAAAAACGGTACAAACGTGAACGAACGTGAGCTATCTTTTAAAGCTAGTCCTCGTCCACTCGACTCAGTTATCAAACGTTCAATCACTTCAGCTGATAACAATGAAGTCTACAACAACTGGTTCACAAAAGTTTATGAACCTAATGCCGTAGGTTAAGGAGAAATAAATGCGCAAAATCATCATGGTTGGCGAGCAAGAGTATGAATTAGGAACTAATGGTTATACTCCTATCGCCTACAAGCAACAGTTTGGAAAAGATTATTTTCAAGATTTGTTCTCAATGTTGAAAAATCAATCATTCATGAATGAATTGAACAAGCTGGAAACCGACAAGGAGTTGACAGCGACTAATATTGATATTTCGATGTTGTCAGATTTTGACATGACCTTTTTCAACCGTCTTTTTTGGACCTTTGCTAAATCTGCAAATCCTCATATCAAGCCTTATGAACAATTCTTCATGGAAATGGAAGTTTTCCCGATTCAGGAAGTTGGGCCTGTGCTGATGGAAATGCTAAACGCAAGCATGTCAACAAAAAAGTCCCAGACCAGTCAGAAACAGCTAGCGAAGAAATCTTCACAGTAGAATCTTATCTGTCCTGTTGCAAAGAAACAGGGTTGTCTATTGATGATTTGAAGAACATTTCAATTGGAATGGCTTTAGATTATCAAACAGATTATGTGAATTTACGAAGCGAAAGTAAAAAAGGCGAGCGAAAAGCCAACCAAGCTGATTTTGACAATTTTTAAAAGAAAAGGAGTGCTGAGAGAGCGATTCTAAGGTCAAGTTCATTGACCTGACTGCATTATCAGTCATAGAAGTTCTCTCAGCGCTTTTTATTTTTTAGAGAAAGGAGGAAATATGGCAGGAAATATTAAAGGCATCAAGATTGAAATTGATGGAGACACGCAACCCTTACAGAAGGCGCTCAAGAATGTCAATAAGGCTGCAACAGATGCAAGTCAGGAGTTGAGACAGATTGACAAGGCCTTGAAGTTTGATACAGGGAACGTAACGATTTTGACTCAGAAGCAAGAAGTTCTGCAAAAGCAAGTTGCGACGACCAAGGAGAAACTGGAAACTTTGAGACAAGCTCAGTCTCAGGTGGAACAGCAGTTCAAAAATGGGAATATCGGCGCTGATCAGTACCGTGCTTTTCAACGCGAAGTCGAAGTTACTCAAAACGTCTTGAAGGGCTATGAAGGAAAACTAGCAAACGTAAATCAAGCACTTGCTGAGAATGGAAATGCAACTAAAAGCAACCAAACGCAACTGAAAGAATTGCAGAATGAACAGAGTCAACTTGCTTCAGAGATGAGTAAGGTGACAAGTTCATTCAAATTGCAAGAAAGTGCTTTGGGTTCAAATGCTAGTGAAGCCGAGAGAAATGCTCTTGCCCAGAAAAAGATTGGTGCTCAGTCTGAGATTGTAAGTAAACAGATTTCAAATCTAGAACAGCAATTGGAAATCACTAAAAAAGAATTTGGTGAGAACTCCACACAGGCCAACAAGATGGAAGCTGAGCTAAATCAGGCTAAGACAGCTTTTAATCATCTCAATGATGAGATGAAGGGAACAAAGCCTGTTGCTGATAGCACTCAAGAAAGTTTAAGTGAAATCTCAAGAAATTTAAGAGCAGAACTACTTCAACAGTTTAGTGAGAAGTTGAGTGCTATTTCAGAAAAGCTTGTGGAAGTAGGAAAAGAAGCGTTAGAAGCAGCTGCTCAAATGCAAGCTAGTAATGCTCAATTTACTACCGTTTTCGGAGATATGGAAATCCAAGCAAGAGAAGCGTTGAATGCTATTGGTCAGGAAATGGATATTGTCCCAGAGCGATTGCAAGGATCATTCACTCAGATGGCTTCATTTGCCAAAACTTCAGGATTGGATACAGCAGAAGCTTTGGATCTTACTTCTCGTGCAACTAGGGCAGCAGCAGACGGTGCAGCCTTCTATGACAAATCTATTGAGAGCGTGACAGAGAGCTTACAATCTTTTTTGAAGGGAAACTTTGCTAACGATGCCGCTCTTGGCATCTCTGCGACAGAGACAACTAGGAATGCCGCTGCAAATAAACTGTATGGCAAATCATTCAAGGACTTGAGCGAAGCGCAGAAGCAACTGACCTTGCTTCAGATGGTCGAAGACGGAAATAAACTCTCAGGAGCTCTTGGACAGGCTGCAAGAGAATCAGACGGATTAGAAAACGTGATGGGGAATCTGAAACAAGCTGGGACCAATGCATTATCTGCTATTGGTCAACCTCTTCTGGAAATGATGATCCCTGTTTTCCAAACCTTGGCAAGCATTGTGAAAGGTGTGGCTGAGCTGTTCAGTTCCTTACCTGCTCCAGTAAAAGATTTTGTTGTTATTTTAGGAACAGTTGTGACTGCTGTAGGGGTCATTGCCCCCATATTCTTATCCCTGCAAGCCCTAGCTGAATTTTTAAAAGTATCTATTGGAGAAATGATAATTGCCGCATTGCCAATTATTGGAACAGCTATTGCAATTGCTGCTGCAGTTGCTGCAATTATTGTTATTGTGAAATATCTCTGGGAAACTAACGAAGGTTTTCGAGATGCGGTCACGACCGTTTGGAATGCGATTCTTGAAGTTATCAATGCAGTCGTATCAGAGATTTCTAATTTTGTCATGAGTATCTTTGGAACGGTTGTTGCTTGGTGGACGGAGAACCAGGAACTCATCAGGACAAGTGCTGAGACTGTCTGGAATGCCATTTATACGGTCATCAGTACAATACTGGATATACTTGGCCCCTTGCTTCAAGCTGGCTGGGATAACATTCAACTGATCATTACAACAGCTTGGGAAATTATCAAGACTGTTGTTGAGACCGCAATCAATGTTGTTTTGGGCATCATCAAGGCAGTCATGCAGATCATCACAGGTGACTGGTCAGGAGCCTGGGAAACAATCAAGGGAGTGTTCTCAACTGTCTGGAATGCTATCCAAAATGTTGTTCAGACCATATTCACAGCCATCCAATCGTACATTTCAAATACGATAAATGCCATTTCAAGTACAATTTCAAATGTATGGAATGGAATTTCAAGTACAATTTCAAATGTACTAAATGGTATTTCAAACACTGTTTCAAATGTTTGGACAGGAATCAAGAATTCGATTGGGAATGCCATCAACGGAGCTAAAGACCTTGTAAGTTCAGCTATCAGTACGATTAAAGGTCTTTTTAACTTCAGTGTTAGTTGGCCACATATCCCACTACCCCACTTTTCAGTAAGTGGTTCAGCGAATCCATTGGATTGGTTGAGCCAAGGTGTGCCAAGTATCAGTATTGAGTGGTATGCCAAGGGTGGTATCATGACAAAACCAACCATCTTTGGTACAAATGGCAATAATCTTATGGTTGGTGGAGAAGCCGGAAACGAAGCAGTATTGCCACTGAATGATAAGACGCTTGGTGCTATTGGTCGTGGAATCGCTCAAACAATGGGCGATAGTCCAACAAATATCAATATCACAATCACTGGCAATGTTGTCAGAGAAGAAGCAGACATCACTAGAATCGCTGACGAGGTTGCTCAACGGATTGCAAATGAAATACAACGTAGAAACCAATTGAGAGGAGGAGCTGCATGGTAAAGTATAACGAACTTGTAATAGACGGTGTTAGAACATCGTCTTTTCCTTTTAAGGTCATTGTCCATGATTCTCCCTCGATTTCCCTTGGAGAAAGCAAGACGGCCCTCTTGGAGCACGGTGGGATTAGTGGAGCAATTGTACAAACTAACAAACACAGAGGGCTTGTAAAGAAGACTTACTCAATCTATCTTGTGAAACCTACTGAAGAACAGATGAATCAATTTATGAGTCTATTCATCCGTGAGAAGTTTTGGCTAGAAAGTGAACGAGTCAAAACAACTCGTCTCTGGTGCTACAAGGTCAATGTGACTGATCTTGAAGAAGTTCAACCTAGTCTTTATATGACCAAAGCAACCTTCTCTTGTCACCCTACCAAATACTTCAAAGACACTGATACACAGAGATTGACAAGAAGTGGAACTTTAACCGTGCAAGGTTCTGCTCTTGCTTTTCCTAAAATCACAATCAGTGGACAGAGTGCTACTGAGACTTCGTTTACAATCGCTGGTCAGGTCATTAGGCTTGAAAAGCTCTCAGAATCGCTTGTAATGGTCAACAATCCTGACAATCCTAGCTTTAAAACGACAACAGGAAAGCCAGTGAAATGGTCAGGAGATTTTATCACAGTTGATCCAGCGAAAGTGACGAATGTCGGGGTTGTTCTAGGTCCAGGTATTCAATCGCTTGAAATTGAGACGGTTTGGGGGTGGGCATAATTGCTTTACTTACTTGATAAAAATGTAAGAACCGTGCGTTGGAACGGGGAGCCACTTCACGAAGCAACATCTGCGATTGTCAAAGAATCGATGAATGGCGACTTCATTCTTACTGTAAAATATCCAATTTCTGACACAGGGATTTACAAACGAATCAAAGAGGATATGCTGATAAAATGTCCTACACCAGTTCTGGGACCTCAGTTATTTCGTATCAAGAAACCTGTCGAGAACAATGACCAACTCGAAATCACGGCCTATCACATCACAGATGACATCATGCAACGTTCTGTGAAACCTGTTCAGGTTGCAAATCAAACTTGTTCAATCGCACTTTCTCAGATGGTTCAAAATGTCAAAACTGATTTAGGCGATTTTTCATTTACAAGCGATATCCAAGACCGCAGAACATTCAATATGACAGAAACAGAGAATATCTATTCTGTACTGTTGGATGGTAAGCATAGCATTATTGGAACCTGGGAAGGCGAGCTAGTACGAGATAACTTCTCACTAACTGTTAAAAAGAACCGTGGTGATAATCGTGGTGTTGTAATCACTACACACAAAAATCTGAAATCTTATCAACGCTCTAAAAACTCGCAGAACGTCATTACTAGAATTCATGCTCGGTCTACATTCAAACCCGAAGGCTCCGAACATGAAACAACAATCAAGGTAACAGTAGATAGTCCACTTATCAACTCTTATCCATACATCAACGAGAAAGAGTATGAAAACAACAATCTAAAAACAGTCGAGGACCTGAAAAAGTGGGCCCAGGCTAAGTTCACGAATGAAGGCATCGACAAAGTTTCTGACTCAATCAAGCTTGAAGCTTATGAATTAGATGGTCAAGTAGTTCATTTAGGGGACACAGTCAATCTCAAGAGCTTAAAGCATAATGTTGATATTTTCAAAAAAGCTATTGCTTACGAGTACGATGGACTAAAAGAAGAATACATTTCGTTAGAGTTTGACGATAAGCCTGGTTTTGGAGGTTCAGGAGTATCTAACGGCCTTTCAAACGTAGCAAGCACGATCCTCGGAGCAACCTATTCAGCTCAAGAAATTGTACTTGAAAGGGCTGCTAAAAACGCTGATTTAGCTTTTGAACAGCAATCAAACCAACTGAAAAAGGAAGTCGAAGACGGTCTCGAACTAATCAAAGCTAAAACTGAAGAAAATAAGCGTTCGTTATCCGAAGAAATCAATCGAATGTTTCACGATTTCAGCCCAGCTGGATTTGAAGAAATCAAACGTAATTCAGAAGAAGCCTTGAAAAAGGCTGGCACAAGCTCTGATTTAGCAGAGCAAGTGAAAGGATTAGTAGATACAACAAGACAAAGTCTTGATGCTTTCAAAAGCCAAGCATACAGTCAATTTGTTACTAGTGCTGAATTTAGTAGCACATTATCGACTGCTCAAACCGAATTGAAGAAGTACGTCAAAGAGGAAACAGACGATAAGACAAGCGCTATTCGTGAAAAAATATCAAGAGATTATGTCGCTAAAAGCACTTACCTTGAAAATGTTGAAGGCATTAACCAACGTTTTGAAACCATCAAACGAGATAACGAGGCAAAACTAGCCGATTACAAGCAAGGTATTGATGGACGATTCGCTAATATCGCTAGTCAAATGGCGGGCAAGGTCAATCAAATAGACTTTCAGCGTGTGAGAGAAACAAGTCAGTTATACGAGCGAATTTTAGGTGGTGCAGAAAACGACGTATCAAACAACGTTTCACGCATGGTTATGAGTAACCAAGTATTTCAGACGGAAGTTGGGAAGTATGTTACAGATGATAATAACTTGATTGTCAATTCAATGACCATGGACAAAAATACACTTATAGGAAACAACAATCCTAAAGCAAACGTATCTGTTAATGAGGGTGTTTTTTCAATCAAGGCGCAAGGACTTACTGGTTATAACTGGTCTGGGTTTACACTCCCGATTTATGTAAAAAAAATCTATCGAGATGAAACCTACACACTCGGTTTTAAATACCGTATCAAGGAATATCCAGATAGTACGTTTGCGTTTAACGTCAAAAATCACGGTTTAAATAAAACCTTGCTTTCTTCTGATATCGGCAAGGATAGGCCAGCACTTAACAAGTGGCAAGAGTTTCAAAAAACTTTTACCGTCCAAGAAGATTTTGATTTTGGTAACGATGGTAACTATCCATTTTATATCTTTTTAGCTAAGAATGGCTGGATTGAGTTCAAAGAGCCTATTTTGGTTCGTGGTTCAAAGACTGGTCCATACAAGCCAAGTCAATTCGATGATGCATACAAGATGACTAAAGCAACACGGACACAAGTCACTCAGCTTGCTGATTCGTATGCAATCAAGAATCTGAATAGCGCAGGCGACATAATCAACGGTATCAATTTTGCTGCTAATGGTAATAACCGTATCATTGGTCGAGCTACTCACATCTCAGGAGAAACGCTGATTGATAATGCGGTCATCAAGTCAGCTATGATTGATAAACTCAAAACGGCCAACTTTGAAGCTGGTTCAGTGACTACCAACATTTTAGGAGCTGAAGCAGTAACCGCTGAGAAGGTTAAATTTGATACTGCATTCATCCAAAGACTAGTTTCACAACAAGCATTCATCGATGAGTTGTTTGCAAAACAAGCGACGATTACCAAGATACAGAATATTGACTTCACAGGAAATCACATAAAAGGTGGTCGAATTACCTCACTAAACGGACAAACAATATTCGACTTACAGAGTGGTTGGGTTGACATGAACCAACCTGGAGTTGGTATCAGAAATAAATTTGCTGGAAGACCTTTACAATATCTTGTTTTCGGACAAGGTACGCTTCATGGTAAAGATGGCTCATATACCGCTTTAATGTCGAACTCTAACAACAAAGTAGCAATGGACGACGGTGCAGCGGGTATTCAAATTTGGAATACAAACGATAATACGAGCGCAGTCAACTTGTACGGCGACATGATAGACTTCATGTATAATGCAAGCGATCCGCAGTCAATCCATTTTGACACGATTAAAAACGAAATTTCAAACCTTGAAACCATTTGGATAAAAGGAAAATCACTTGAAATTATTTTGAATGATATTTTTTGGAATTTTCGAGTTCTATCGGACGGTGGAGCAAATCTTCCATACAACTATTTCAAATACTGGAACGGAGATAAATAGAAAGGAAAATCATGAACCAAGCAGACAAAGTGATTAACGACCTAGCAATTCAATTCGCAAACAAGACGATTGAATGCGCTAATTACAAGGCGCTTTACGAAGATGCACAAGCTAAACTTGAAGAAACACAAGAGCAACTTTTTAAAGTCAACAAAGTCTTACAATCAGATGAAAAATTAAAAGAATTGTTTGACGAAATCGCAGAAAAATTAGAAAAGGAATAATATATGGCATTTAAAATCATTAACAAATACTTACAAGAAAACAATCGAACATTCGTAGCAATTCGACAAGATGCACCGTACACAGCATTTGACCGTGTTTTAATTGGTAATCACATGAATGAGTCAGATGAAGATTTGATTAAAGCAGTAATTGCTCAAGTAACGACTGAATTCAATCCTGCTGAAGGAGTTAAAAAACTTCAGGAAGATTTGCAAACTCAAGCACAAGAATACGAAGTCAAGCTCGCTGAGAAAGATGCAAAAATCGCAGAAGTGAAAGCCGTCGCAGACTGGGCGGTATTGGCTCGTGTTACTGACACAGATAACCCGCTAGATCCAACAGTTTTCAAGCGTGGACTTGAATTGGTAGACCTTGGCCAAACCGGCAAGACATACAAACCGCAAGAAATCTTCACGCTTGAGAATCCAAACCATGTCGAGAAGTTTCAGGAAGGACAACGTGTCATGGTCCAAGTGAACGAAGAATTCACTTATCAAGGTCAAACCCTAGAAGAACTAGCAAGCCTTGAACAAAATGGAAAGTTGGGTATCTGGAAATGGACTGAACCAAAACCAGAGAAACAATCTAGCGAGCTAGACACTCAACCTGTTCAATAGGATTACTACACTAAAAAAGGGGGGTGATTCAATTGGATTGGTCAGTATTTATGGAACGTATCACGACGATTCTTGTAGTGATGATTCCAAGTTATTTTTCTTACAGAAGCACTCAAACTTCAAAAGAAGCTGATAAGCGTTTGAGCGATCTTTCTGATAAGATTATGGATCTTGAAAAATCAGTTCATGCAGTTGAGGAAATCGGGAAGGATAACAATAAAAATCTGTCAATAATTAGCAAAGGGTTGCAACGAATCCAACGGTTTCGACTGCAAGAAAATTTGAAAAAAGCTATCAAGCGAGGTGAAACGAATCAACATGAAATTGAAGAGCTCTCCAAACTTTACGAAAGCTACGTGGAACTCGGCGGAAATGGCGCGGTTAAGGTATTGTTCGAGAAGTTTCTCGAACTAGAAATTAAAGAGGATAATTAAAATGAATCAAATTAACGAAATCATCATCAATGCAGCAATTAGTATTCTGGTAATTTTGACTGGAATCGCAGTCAAATCAATCAAGGAATACCTGGTAAAAAAAGGTGGCGAACAGACAGTCAAGATTGTCGAAATCTTGGCCAAGAATGCGGTCAATGCAGTTGAACAGGTATCAGCTGAAACAGGTTTTAAAGGTGAAGAGAAGTTAGAGCAGGCTCGAATCAAAATCCGTGCTGAATTGAACAAATACAACATCGGCATGACGGACAAAGACCTGGACACATTCGTTGAATCTGCGGTTAAGCAGATGAACGATGCTTGGTCTGAGAAATAAATCAGAGAACCCTTTTGGGTTCTCTTTTTTAAAATTTAAAGAAAGGAGTCACATTTGAAGAAAACCATTGAAAAGAAACTTGAAATCACATCGAATAATAGAGATGTGGATAGACTTTACCAAGAATTCTTCAGTATGGATAAGAACATCGCTGAATTCAAATTCACGATTGAAAATCTAGCTGCTAGCAAAGTCATTTGCCTATTTTACTTCAAAAAGTCTAAACGATATGCAACAGTTGATACGACAATCGAAGATAATACATTCACTGTCAAATTTGACACATCGTTGATAACAATGGATGAATCTGTCGTAGGATACATCTACTTTGAAGAGATTGAAAAATCTGCTGACGTGTACAGTTTTCAGTTCAATGTTCGAGTTAGTGAACTTGATAAGTCTAAGAATGCGCCTATCATAGAGCAGAAGACAGGTCGGATCGTAGATATCGAGAGCATCGTCACCAGGTCAGAATTAGAACAAATTCTCAAGACTGTTCACGTCGGGAATGCTGTAAACGATAATTCAGAGATCATTAATCGATTGGCAGCATTAGAAGCTAAGCCTGAAATCGATACAAGCAAGTTCGCTACTAAGGAAGAACTAGCAAACAAAGTTGAACGTAGCGAAATCAGCAATATTTCAGCCGATATTGAACTTTTGAAGGCAAAGCCAGACAATAACACTATCTACGATGATAGCGCCTTAAAACAGCGTATTTCTGCCTTAGAGAGTAAACCTGATAAGGATACTGTCTATAATGATTCAGAAATCAAGAGCCGATTAGAAAACTTGGAAAACAAACCAGGTGTTGATACTAGCAGCTTAGTTACCAAACAAGAATTGGAATCTAAAGGTTATCTGTTACAACATCAAAACTTGGATGGGTACGCTAAGAAATCTGAAATCCCTCAACCTTATAATGACACAGAAATCAAGCAGAGGCTTGCTACTGTTGAACAAAAAGGGCAAGATTATGCTACGAAGGAGCAATTGGCTTCAATTCCTAAAATTCCTCAAAAATTGAGTATTGAAGGAAATACTCTTATCTTATCGGACGGAGGTGGAAACGTTACTCTACCAACCGCATCTGGACAGAATAACCAGACAAACCAGTACGAGATCCATGGACAGGGTATGCCAAACGGCAAGGTCAGCGCCCCTGTAGGTACCACTTATGTGGACACAGTAGCCACTAATGGAGCTTTGAAGTGGATAAAACGCTCAGGAACTGACTCTCAGGGATGGGAGGTGCTAACTGGGGACACTGGTTGGCGTACTCTCACTATTGTTTCAAAGCTAGGCAATTCATATCTAAAAGTACGGCGCAAAAATGATACCGTGATGTATCAGTTTGGAGGGCTAAGCTGGGGATGGTTTGGTATTGTCAGACGTGGCGGTGCAGGGTATCAAGTCCAACCTAGTGACCGAGAAAGAAACTGTTATATTCTAGGACTAAACGGTGTCCCTGTAGGTTTTAGGTCAGAATTCAGTTTAATAGGCGGTATCTACAACGACAAAGGCGTTCCCTACGGGACTTGGTACTTAGGTGGTGTCGGAGATAGTAACATGTTACGCTTCCAATTCACTGACCCAGTGCCGACCGACCGTGATATTGGCGATATTCGAGTAAGTTCAATTTCTTACTTGACGAGTGAGCCTTGGCCTACAAGGCTACCGTGATTTTAAAAAGGAGAATAAATGAGTAAAACAAATGAAATGATCCAATTCTTCATCGATAAAGCAGACGCTGGAGCTGGTGTCGATTATGATGGAATGTACGGTTATCAATGTGCAGACTTGACTTGTATGGGTGTTTATAAATTCTTTGGTGCTCGTCTTTGGGGCAATGCCATTGACTTGTTACGTTCAGCAGAAGCAGCAGGACTTCAAGTCGTGTATGGCGCTCAATATCCAGAGGCTGGATGGTTCTTCGTCAAGAACTTTGTCGCTGGAGATGGTGTAAACTATGGTCATACTGGGCTTGTCTATGAAGATTCAGACGGTTCTACCATTAAGACCATTGAACAGAATATTGATGGCAACTGGGACTATCTCGATGTCGGTGGCCCTTGTCGATATTATGAACGTTCAGTAAATTCGATTGTAGGCTATATCGTGCCGCCTCAAGAAGACCAAACCGGTTGGAAGAATGATGGAACTGGCTGGTGGTGGAGTAGGAAAGATGGCTCTTATCCTACTTCAAAATTTGAAGCAGTCGATGGTAACTGGTTCTATTTCAACGATAACGGCTATATGTATGCAAACCAATGGCTGCATCACACAGATGGCAATTGGTACTGGTTTGACAAAGATGGCTATATGGCCAACACTGGCTGGAAGAAAATCAATGGGAAATGGTACTACTTCAATGCAGACGGTGCCATGCAGACTGGATGGGTGAAATACTACGAGAAGTGGTATTACCTGGATGCTCAAAACGGCGACATGAAATCCGACTGTTTCGTACCGTACAACGGCGGATACTACCTCATGCTTGAAGATGGCCGATTGGCTGAACAAGCAGAATTCACAATCGAGCCTGATGGGTTGATTACAACTAAATAATAGAAAAAAATTCAAAATTTAATTACACTTGACCGCTAGCATTCGCTGGCGGTTTTTTGTTTGCTCTAAAAAGGGGCAAAAAAGGGGCAAAAGGTTAAAACTTTTATATTTTTATGGTAAAAATTATGTGTAGTTTATTTCTTATTTATGCTTATTTTATAGTGTTTTTGTTTTATTTCTTCCTATATAATATAGTTAAAATAGAATACCGTGGATTGAAATCATTCTACAACCTTAAAAAATAATCTAGTTCAGTGAACTAATGAAAGCCCTTGGATTTTTCCGAGGGCTTTTGTATATTATTAGACAAGCTCAAAGAAATCCAGTCTTGTTTTCGTATTCTAGAGGTGAAAAGAGAGATTTTTAAACGTTTTTTTGGTATAATAATACCCAGGAAAACTAGAGAAAGAAGGAGGTTGAGATGGAAAAGTATTTGTCGGTAACAACTTTGACTAAGTATCTGAAAATGAAATTCGATAAAGACCCATACTTGGAGAGGGTCTATTTAACTGGTCAGGTTTCTAACTTCCGGAAGCGTCCAACTCATCAATATTTTTCTCTAAAAGATGATCGAGCTGTAATCCAAGCGACTATTTGGTCAGGTATTTATCAGAAACTAGGTTTTGATTTGGAAGAAGGGATGAAGATCAATGTTATCGGTCGTGTCCAAGTCTATGAACCAAGTGGGAGCTACTCTATCATCATTGAAAAGGCAGAGCCTGATGGTGTAGGGGCTCTTGCGATTCAGTTCGAACAATTAAAAAAGAAATTATCAGAAGAAGGCCTTTTTCAAGAACGCTTTAAACAAGCAATCCCTCAGTTTGCAAAACGCATCGGGGTTGTGACTAGTCGTAGTGGTGCTGTTATACAGGATATTATTACTACCGTTAGCAGACGTTTCCCAGGGGTTGAGATTGTTTTATATCCTACCAAGGTTCAAGGCGAAGGGGCAGCAGAGGAGATTGCCCGTAACATTGCTAGAGCTAATGAACGAGAAGACTTGGATGTTCTTATCATTGGTCGTGGTGGTGGATCAATTGAGGATCTTTGGGCTTTTAACGAAGAGATTGTAGTGCGTTCTATCTTTGAATCTCGTTTACCGATTATTTCAAGTGTTGGTCACGAAACGGATGTAACCTTGGCTGATTTTGTTGCCGACAAGAGAGCAGCAACACCAACTGCTGCAGCAGAGTTAGCTACACCTGTGACTAAG